TTTCTAATTCGGTTTTCCATTCGTTAGATTTTTCGTCTAGCGTTTTTTGGGTTTGGTTAATTCCGTATTTCCAATTTATGCAAAGTTCAAGCATTGTGGAAAGTGCAACATAGGCTAGGCGGTTATCGTGTGTCGAAAACTTAGCATTGTTTAGGGCATTGTAAGACTCTAGAAAGTCTTTTGTGTTTAGTGTTGTCATTTTGGCAACCTTTCGTTTGTTTGTTAGATTTATCTTACCATAGGGGTCTGACAGTTTTACCTGTAGACACGCCTAGTTAATTCTTGAATTTTGTTTTCCCAATAGTCCACCATTCTTTGGTGTGCAGGAAATTCTAATGCAGTTTTTTTTGCATCGTCTAATTGCTTTACAGCATCTACTAGTAGATACGCATTTTTCATTTTAGTGTAAGCCATTTTGGTTTACCTTTCTATTTTTTGTGGCGTGGGCAGAATGAATGTCCCAAGCCAGATTGAACGGGTGCTAAACATACAACACAAGCAAGAGTCGCTTGAGGTAATGCAAACAAGATTTCTATTTCATCACCTATTGAGATTTGGTCAATAGGGCTAACGGTCACGCCTGTTTCATCTAGGCTTATCATTTCTAAGTAACTCATTTTGAGTCCTTTCTTTTTGTCTTATGGTATAACCATACCACAGGGGTCTGACAATTTCTGCCATTTAGGGGGTGTGTTTAGGTGAACATTAGGTGAACAATAATCCACAGGTTCAGGGGCATTTTATACCCATCTTATACACAGGTTATCCACAGGGGCGCGGGCATTCGAACAGATGTTCTATGATGTACATCACAAAAATAGTTTTACGACACGCCCGAAAAAGGGGTAAAAATGTCAGACCCCTATGCTAGAGTAAATACTATAAAGATAAAGAAAGGAAGTGATTCAAATGGAAAACTTCACTAAATGCGAATACTGCAAAGCAGTAGCCATAGGCGAAAAGCGTCTAGGTGATGAATGGGTTAACACTTGTTCAGAACATTTTAACGGTGTTGGACAATTCAAAAAATTGTTCAAGTAAAAACTGTCAGAGCAATCTGATAGTATCTAAATAATTAAATAGTTGATAATGAGCCTAGCAAATAAGTTAGATAAAAATCTAAATGAGCCTAGCAAATAAGTATCAACAAAAAACGAAAGGATTCATTATGAATGAATTACTAATTGAAAACATTACCAATACAAAATGTATTGAGTGTGGTGACAAATTAACATCGTGGGAAAATACCTACTGCATTATTTGTGAGCCTGAAAATTATTCTGAATACGAATAAAAGTTCAGGGGCATTTTAGACCACCCATAACGACACGCCCGAGTGCGTGGGCGCGGGCAGCTGTGGATAACCTGTGTACAAACTATGTGACGCACATCACATTAAAATTGTCTCAAATAGTGAGATTCAGGTAGAAATTGTCGGTGATGTGTGCTAAGTTAGAACTATAAGAAAGGTTGAGAGTGAGCCTAGCAAATAAGTCGGGAAACCGAATGAGCCTAGCAAATAAATCTCAACACTAACAGAAAGAGAAAAAAATGTTTTTATTCCACCTAAGAGACGTACTAGTATTCACTGGTATCTTCTCACTACCTGCACTACTACTAGAACTACAACTACTAGTTATTGGATTAGACGGTATGAGTCCAACGGTTATGATAGTAACCGCCGTTATCGGTTTAGTATCTGCAATAGGTGCAGGTATTTGTGAAATGATTGAGGGTTAAACAATGACTGAATTAGCATTAGAAAACATTACTAAAGTTAAGTGCCTAAAGTGCAATGATAAATTGACGGCTTGGGAAATTAACTATTGCATCATTTGCGAGAGTGACCAAGAAATAGAAGACTACTTTGAAGATGAATTTTAAAAACTAGAATTTTATTACACTTCAAAACTAAAATAATTAGAGATGGGCTCACTAATAAATGGTGAGTCTATTTTTAAATTTATGTATCATACACTTTAACAAAATATTCAGATTTTCTTCAAATTGGGATATAGCTGCAAATATAAAAATTTTCAGAAAAATCGGGGATGTGAATATATATCTCATTATGTGAGATGCTATGTTACAATTAGGTAACAAATAATTTAATATGTCAATGTTTCTGGCAGCTCAATTTGACAAGTATTAAAAACGGTATTACACTATGAGTGTAGCGAATCTTAAAAAACTAAAATTATAGAAAAGTTGGGGGCAGGGGAATGAAATTATTAAAAAAACTTACAGAGACTCATATGAGTAATAAAGAATATAAACAATACTTACTCTTGATATTAATAACAATAGCTGTAGAATGGTCACTTCTGGAATATTTCTTATAAAAGACTTATTTTGTGTAATTTTTCAGGGGATAAATATTTTCATTTCTGGTCTTATGCTTTAGCATCAATTCATATCTGACCATATATATCTTCATATAGGGGAATATTCTGCATATTTCTTAATACTTCTTTATCCCGCAAATATTACATATATAACGGAGTTATAAGGTGTTGGATATATGTACTATTTTGCCGATTTTTTGCGAGCCGATTTTGCGAATTTTTTAATTATATATAATGATTTAAATGATATAATTAGATTATTATGGCAACTAAAATTCAAGTAAGAAGAGATACTTCATCAAATTGGACTAGCACTAATCCTACCCTTAGTTCAGGGGAAATTGGATTTGAAACAAATACTGGAAAATTTAAAATTGGTAATGGATCAAGTGTATGGTCTGCCTTAGATTATTTTTTAGATAGTTCAGAGTTATCAGCATATTTAACTAGTTCTACTGCCTCGACAACTTACCTTACCCAGGCTTCTGCTTCAACAAATTATGCAACAAAGACTTATGCTGATAATGCAGTCTTATCAGTTATTGATAGTGCTCCAGCAAATTTAAATACTTTAAACGAACTTGCAGCAGCCATTGGAGACGATCCTAATTATGCAACTACAATAACAACAGCACTTGGAAATAAATTAGATATTTCTACAGCAAGTTCTACATATCAAACAATAGTTGCAAACGTCTCAAATACTGAGATAGGATATCTTGATGGAGTTACAAGTAATATTCAAACACAATTAAATAACGTAGCCTTTTCTGGAACAGCATCAACACTAAGAATAACTTCTACAACAGATGCAAGCCTTTCCTCAACTGACCACGGATTACAAATTGGTAGCACAGGGTCAACAAATATTAGAATAGATAATAATGAAATATTAGCTGTTGATAATGGTGCAAATTCAACTTTAAGTCTTCAAGCAGAGGGAGGTCAAATTCTTACTGGAGGTAATATTGTTAATGGATCTTCCCTTGGATTAAAAGTTCTTGGACCACTAAGACTTGAGTCATCAAGAGATGCAGCAAATAACACTAGAGGAATAGCCTCAATGAATGCCAAGATTGCAGTTAGTTCTACTGATAACCGTCAAGAGCTTCAAATATATGCTGCTGGAGATGCTTATTCAACTGGATCACTAGGTTCTGGAATCCATCTATATGGAACAGATGATTCACAACACGCAGGTAACATAGCTTTTCTAACAGGTAGACCAGATAACGGCGATGCAAGAATGATTATTGCTGGTGGAACTGGAACAACTGGATATGTAAGTGGTGCTACAACATACACTAGAACCAATGATGATACAAGAGTAACAATTGGAAATTCTTTATGGGACTTTGTAGATGAAAAAAGTGATACAGGTCTTTTGAATTTAAAAGATGCATCAGCTCGTCCAGCAATATATGTAACAAGTAGTGATGTATCTGATGGAACTAGCTATGGAACAATTGGTATTGAGACTGGAACTAATTTTGGAGTTGGTCATTGGTCTGGAAGTAGTTTTACAAGAAGATTTTCTATAAGTTCTGTTGGAACTGCAACATTTGCTGGACATGTAAATCCGTCAGTTACAAGTACCTATGATCTTGGAACAACATCTTTAAGATGGAGAAATTTATATACAGGAGATTTACATTTAAATAATGGAGTTGGAGATTATACAATAGTTGAAGGTGAAGAAGATTTATTCCTTGTTAATAATAAATCAGGAAAATCTTTTAAATTTGCATTAATTGAAGTAGATTCTTCACAAGTCCCTGCCAAAGCAGCAACTGATTAATATAAACCAATTATCTTTAATGATATAATTAGTTATTATGGCTAGTATATTTCCTGGATCCGCTTCTGTTGGACAAATTTATGAAGGATATGAATTTAATGGAACTGCCTGGGATATTATTGGTATTGATTTAACTGCTGATTACCCCGAAATTGTGGGTGGAAAAATATCTGCAAGTGTTATCCCTGATACTTTTGCTACAGTTTCATATGTAGATCAGGAAGTTGGAAATCTTGACTTATCTCCATATTTAACACAAAGTTCTGCTTCTTCTACATATATTACACAAGCTTCTGCAAGTACTACATATGCTACAAAAACTGAATTAAATAATATTGATTTAAGTTCCGCCTCTGCTGCAGCAGTTGCAGCAATTGTTGACTCTGCCCCATCAACTTTAAATACCCTTAACGAGCTTGCAGCAGCTCTTAATGACGATGCAAATTTCTCAGCAACAGTAACAACCTCTCTTGGAAATAAATTAGATATATCAAGTGCTAGTACAACTTACGCAACTATTACAAATTTAAATGAAAAACCATCTACTGGCAAAGCAATTGCAATGGCAATAGTCTTTGGTTCTTAAGGTGGTATAATTAAAAAATGGCTAATCCAAATATAGTAAATGTAACAAGTATTTATGGAAAAACTGCTGTACAAGTAGTTGGAACAAGTGCTGCTGATATTGTAACAAATTCTGCTTCAAGCGGGTATATTGTTAAAATTAATAATTTAAATATTTCTAATATTACTGGAACTGCAGCAAATATTATTGTAAGTGTATTTAGAAGTTCTGTAGAATATAAAATTGTTCATAATGTTTCTGTACCTGCAAATGCTGCCTTTACTGCAATTGATAAACCAACTGGAATTTATCTTGAAGAAGGAGATTCATTAAGATTAACTGCAGGAACTGGATCAGCCCTACACGCAGTTTGCTCATATGAAATAATTAGCTAATGGCTAGACTAACCAATGGTGGAGTTGTTGGAAAAGTTAGACAACCAACATCGGGTGCTGCAATTGGAAAATGGAATATATCTGATCATATTATTTATAAACAACAAAGTTTATGGGCAGGAGATTCTCCTAATGTTGAATATTTAGTTATTGCTGGCGGTGGCGGCGGTGGTAGTTTTGGTGGTGGTGGTGCTGGTGGTTATTTAACTGGAACACAAACACTTACAAGTGAAACTTCGTACACACTAACTATTGGTGCTGGTGGTACAGGTTCAACAACTTACTCAGGAAGTAGCAATTTAGGAACAAATGGAAGTGACTCAGTATTTTCAACAACAACCTCAATTGGCGGTGGGCGTGGAGGAAATAACTCAACTACTGCTGGTGCAATAGGTGGTTCTGGTGGCGGCGGTGGGTATGGCGATGGTGCAGTAAGTGGCACTACAGCAGCAGGTGGATTGGGTACAACCGATCAAGGATTTGCAGGTGGGTCAGGTACAAATAATCTTACTGCATTTTCTGGTGGTGGTGGTGGTGGTGCTGGTGCAGTTGGTGCTAGTGCATCTGCTTCTGTTGCTGGGAATGGTGGTAACGGTTTAAGTTCATCCATTACTGGTACATCTGTAACTCGTGCTGGTGGTGGTGGTGGAGTAACTTGGCGTAGTGCTGATACAGCAGGTTCAGGCGGTTCTGGTGGTGGTGGTTCAGGTGGTAAATGGAACTCTTCAACAGCGGGTGCGCCAACAGGAATATCAACTGGAACCGTTAATACTGGCGGCGGCGGTGGTGGTGCTTCTAATGGTGGCTCTGGCGTAGTAATTATTACATACCCATCTACATTCAACGATCTATTTATTAGTAGTGGTATTTCTTACTCATTAGATACAACTTCACGCTTTGGTTTTAAAATTTATACATTTACTGCTGGTACTGGTATTATTAGATACTCCCCTGCAAAAGTTTCAACTGAGTATTTAGTTGTCGCAGGTGGAGGTGGCGCACAGATTGGTGGTGGTGGTGCTGGTGGTTTATTAAGTGGCTTAACTTCTATTGACGTTGCTAGTTCATTCACAGTCACAGTTGGTGCTGGTGGTGCAGGTCAGTCAGCAAATAATTTAAATAACGCAACCAATGGCGCAGATAGCATTTTCTCAAACATTCTTGCTACTGGCGGTGGCTCTGGTGGCGGTATTCTTGGTACAAATCAAACTAAGAATGGTGCAAATGGCGGCTCTGGTGGCGGTGGTGGAACTGCTGGTGGAACAGGAATCTCTGGTCAAGGTTTTGCGGGTGGAATAAATCCAAGTTCAAATAAAAACGCTGGCGCAGGTGGTGGTGGTGCTACCGCTATAGGTTCAAATGCTAATACTAGTATTGGTGGTACTGGTGGTGCTGGATTTAATTCATCTATTTCAGGTGCATCAATAAATTACTCCGCTGGTGGTGGTGGTGGTGCTGATGGTACTGGCGGTACGGCTGGTGGAGCAAGTTCTGGTGCTGGTGTCGTAAGTGGTGCACCTAATTCTGCAACTGCTAATCGAGGCGGCGGCGGAGGTGGAAACTGGAATTCAGGAGTTGGTGGAAACGGTGGTTCAGGCGTTGTAATCATTCGTTACCCTGCATCATTTGCTATCACACTAGGTGCTGGTGGATCAGGTCTTATTTATACAACTGAAATAAATAACGGATTTAAAGTCACTACATTCACAGCTGGCTCAGGTTCCATTAGTTTTGCACTAGCACCTACATTAGTTGAGTATTTAGTCATTGCTGGCGGTGGCGGTGGCGGTTGCAACTCGTACGGTGCTGGCGGTGGTGGCGGTGCTGGTGGCTATTTAACATCTACATTGACACCAACGCTGGGAAGTTCTTTAACAGTTACAGTTGGTGCTGGCGGTGCTGGTGCACCAAGCGGCAATGCTCCTGGCTCAAAAGGTTTAAATTCAGTTTTTTCAACTATTACATCTACTGGTGGCGGTAGTGGTGCTAGTGGAACTGGCACTGGATCCGCTGGTTCTGGTGCTACTGGTGGCACTGGTGGTTCTGGTGGCGGTGCTGGTGGTGCTTACGGTGGAGCAGGTGGGACTGGTGGGTCTGCATCCCCATCTGGTCAAGGCAACGCAGGTGGAAATAGTCAAGCCACTGTTTCTGGTGGTGCTGCTGGCGGTGGTGGTGGTTCTTCTGCTGTAGGTGGAAATCACAGTGGTGACAACGGTGGCGTAGGCGGTGCTGGTACAGCAAGTTCTATTACTGGTAGTTCAGTTACTCGTGGTGGTGGTGGTGGCGGTGGTGCAAGATATGGTTTTGGCAACGGAGGTGCTGGTGGCTCTGGTGGTGGTGGTCGTGGTGGCAACTCCGCTACTGCTACTGTTAGTGCCGTTGCTGGTACAACAAATACTGGAGGCGGAGGTGGCGGTGCTAGTTATGACGGTGCTTCGGGTATCGGCAGCAGTGCAGCAGGTGGTTCTGGTATTGTAATCATTGCCTACCCAGATTCATTTTCTGATCTAACAAGCATTGATGCAGGATTAACTTACACACTAAGTACAGTAAGTAGATTAGGATATAAAGTTTATACATTTACAGCAGGTACTGGTAATATAATAATTTAACTATTAACATAATACATATAATGATATAATTAAGATACTATGGCTACTATTTTTCCCTTATCCGCTTCCGTTAGTCAACAATTTCAAGACTATATTTTTGATGGAGAATCTTGGAATATTATTGGTGAAAATTGGAAGCCTTTTACTTATTCCGCAACAGAACCAGACTACCACGAAGCAGGATTTATTTGGGTAGATTCAAACGAGGTAATTGATGAAATTTCCTATGTATCTGCTTCTGGATATCAAATACTAACAAATAAAGTAATGGATGGAGATTATAATTATTTTTCAAATATTCCAGAATCTGCTACCCTTCCTTCTCAAGGTGGAAATGGTGGAAAATATCTAACTACTTCTGGATCTGCAGCAAGTTGGGGGACTTTAGATTTAAGTCTTTATCTTACCCAAATTTCTGCTTCAAATACTTATGTTAAAAAAACAGATACAGAGTTAGTCAAATATGGATCATCTGCTCCCATATCTCCTGAAGAAGGAACTATTTGGATAGACTCAACAAATATTGTAAAGCCTGTAACTAAGGTGTATAATGGTAGTAATTGGATTATTGCATCTGGACAAGCAGAAGCTACAATCCATCCATTCTTTTTGGCAGGTATATAAATGGCAACTAATTACAAATCACCAGTTCAGGTTGAACCATCAGCCAACACCTATACTACCCTATACACAGTGCCAGCAGATACTCAAGCAATATTTTCTGCTATCAATATTTGTAATACTGCATCTACTGATGCAACATTTAGAATTGCTTTTAGACCAAGTGGTGCTGGACTTGAAGATAAAAATCACATTATTTATGATGCAACAATTGCTGGCAATGATACTTATATGATTAATCAAGGTATGTCTATGGGTGCTACAGATGTTTTATCGGTTCGTGCCTCTACCGCCAGCGTATGTTTTATAGGTTTTTACGCTGAGGTGACTCCATAAATGGGAATTAGTTCAGCAAGATCAACAACCTTAAATAGTGTTAAATCTACTGGTTTTCTTAACGCAGGTGGCGGTGCTATATCTGAAATTACTTCTGGTGGAATTAGTTATAGAGTTCATACTTTTATAGAAACTCAAAATTTTGTTGTAACTAAAGGATCTGGAATTGTTGAATATTTAATAGTTGGTGGCGGAGGTAGTGGAGGATATGAATGGGGAGGTGGCGGTGGTGCTGGAGGATTTTTAGAAGGAATGCTTACTTTATCAAGTCTAGGTAGTTATCAAGTTGTTGTTGGAGCAGGTGGACCAATGTCATCAACTGCTCCAATGATTTCTGGAAACTCTTCGTCATTTAATGGAATTGTAGCAATTGGTGGTGGAGCTGGTGGATCTCATGGTCAAGGTTTTAATGGACTTGCTGGTGGTTCAGGAGGTGGAGGAGCAATTGCCGATACTCAGGGACAGCTAAGTATTGGTGGTATTGCAACAAGCGGTCAAGGAAACAATGGAGGAACTGGAGCATATATTCAAACCGCACTTCCTGGTGGTGGTGGTGGTGGTGCTGGTGCTGCTGGCGGAAATGGAACTTCTGGAAGTAATGGTGGTGCTGGCGGAATTGGAAAACCATCATCTATTAATGGAACAACAACTTATTATTCTGGTGGTGGTGGTGGTGGTGCATATGAGACTGCTCGTGGATTAGGTGGCTTAGGCGGTGGAGGAAATGGAGCTAAAGGATCAAATGCAACCGCAAGTACTCCAGGTACTGCAAATAGTGGTGGCGGTGGCGGTGGTAGTAATTATTTAGCTACAAGAAACAGCTCTGGTGGTAGTGGAATAGTAATTTTAAGATATAGAATTGCTTAACTAAATATTACTACTTTTAAACTTTTACCAATACAATATATCTAAGATGATATAATTAAATATAAAAAGGGGTTGATTAAATTATGCCAACTGCAAAAAAAGCATATGTAAGTGATGGAACTAATTGGCTACCCCTTGTTTCTGGTCTTCCAGATATGGCTGGATATGCAACTACTGAATATGTAGACAACTACACACCCAGTATTTCAGTATCTGCTAATCCTCCAGCTGCTCCAGAACAAGGAGAGTTTTGGTTTGATACAGATACAAATGAATTATTTATGTATGATTCTGTATATTGGATAGAAGTATCTGGAACTGCAATAGACCTTGCTGAATATCTTACCCAGGCATCTGCCTCAACAATTTATGCAACACAAGTAGATTTAGATAATATAGATCTCTCTTTATATCTCACACAGTCTTCAGCATCTACTTTATATCTTACGCAGTCTTCAGCGTCTACAACTTATGCAACATCTGCTGCTATTCCTGGTATAATAGAACAAAATACAATTAGTCCACTTATATTTGTGGGAACTTAGGAGAAAAAATGGCTGTATCTTATAAAGTGCTGGGGCAATCCTCTCCATCAGCTACTACAAATACTAATTTATATACTGTGGGTTCTGGAAAACAAGCAATTGTATCTACATTATCAATAGCAAATAGAAGTGCCTCTGTTGGCTCGTATAGAATAGCTATTAGACCAGATGGTGCAACGCTATCAAATGAGCATTATTTGGCTTACGATGTAGCAATTGCTGCAAATGATACAACTCTAATAACAACTGCTTTAGCAATAGATGCTGGTGATATTTTAACAGTATATGCCTCAAGTGCAAGTATGTCTTTTGGAGCTTATGGTTCGGAGATTTACTAATGGCTGTAAAAAGACTTGTTACATCTACTATTGCCCAAGGTTTACCAAAAGGTAATAGCATTTCAAATCAAGCTGCTGCTGCACTTGCAATTAAATATCTTGTAATTGCTGGTGGCGGTGCTGGTGGTGGTAGTGGCGGCGGAGGCGGCGGTGCTGGTGGTTATCGCACAAATTTTCCTGGTGATCTTTCGGGTGGCGGTGCTTTAACAGATAATTCTATTCAAACTTTCTTAAGAAATACTTCATACGCTGTTTCTATTGGTTCTGGCGGTGCTGGTTCTGGAGGCACTGGTGGCAAGGGTTCAAATTCTTATATAGCTAACATTATTTCTACTGGTGGCGGTGGCGGTTCTTACACACAATTTCAAGTTGGTGGTTCAGGTGGCGGTGCTGGTGGTAGTAATAATAATGCTACCGTCATAGCAGGTGGCGGTGGGACTGCCAATGAGGGATTTGATGGTGGCGGTGGTAATACTGGTACTGTATGTGGTGGCGGTGGCGGTGGTGCTGGTGCGGTTGGTGGATTTGGTGTGAGCAATGGCGGTGGAAATGGCGGTGCAGGTTTAAGTTCATCAATAACTGGCACGGCAGTATTCCGTGCTGGCGGTGGCGGTGGTGGTAACTTTTATCGTGCTGGCGTTGGTGCTGGAGGTACTGGCGGTGGGGCTTCTGCCAGTGGTTACGGTAGCGGTACACCTGCTGCTCCTGCAGTAAATTTAGGTGCTGGTGGTGGTTCAGGTTCTGGACAATCAGGAGCTTTCAACGCAAACGGTGGTGCTGGTGGTACAGGTGTAATTATTTTACGTTATGCTTCAACACTTTCTATTTCATCAACAGGTTTAACACTTTCTACTGCAACTGTTGGAGCAGATAAAGTAACTACGATTACAGCAGGAACAGGAACAGTAACTTTTGTATAACATTATAACTAAAAATTAAAATGGTATAATTATAATATTATGGCTACTACATTTCCTCTTAATCCACAAGTAAATGATTTATATCAAGGATATTATTGGGATGGAAATTTTTGGAAGAAATCAGGACAAGATGCAGGATTTGGATATCTTGAAGAAGCTGCATTACAAAATACATATTTAAGTCAAGTTTCTGCCTCCACTCAATATGAAAGATTAATTCCATATTCTTCTTCTGCCCCAGCAAATCCTTTAACTGGAGATATCTGGATAGATTCAACAAACAATATAAAGCCTATAACTAAGGTATATAATGGTAATACCTGGATTATTGCATCTGGACAAGCAGAAGCTACAATTGATCCATTCTTTTGGGGGAGTATATAAATGGCAACTAGTTACAAATCACCAGTTCAAATTCAGCCTTTGGCTAATACTCTTACTACTCTTTATACTGTTCCTGCTAGTACACAAACAATTTTTTCTGCAATAAATATATGCAATACTGCATCTGCTACTGCAACATTTAGTATTGCTTTTAGACCAAATGGAGAAGCCATAAATCCTAAGCATTATATTATTTTTGATGCAGCAATTGCTGGTAAAGATACCTATATGGTTAATCAAGCAATGAGTATGGATGAAGCAGATGTTTTGTCAGTTATTGCTTCCTCGGCAAGTGTTTCTTTTACAGGCTTTTACGCTGAGGTGACTGAATAAATGGCAATTAGTTCATTAAGTTCAATAAGTTCAAATTTTAACTTTAATAGTTTTATTGCAGTTGGTGGAAACTCTATTACAGAATATGTTCAAGACGGAATATCATATAAATGTCATATTTTTACATCTGCAGGAACATTTTCTACTATATCAGGATCAGCAAATGTTGAATATTTGATTGTTGCAGGAGGTGGTGCTGGAGGATCAGATCAAGGCGGAGGCGGAGGCGGAGGCGGAGTTCTTTCTGGAAGTGTTTTACTTCCTGGAGCTTATTCTAACTCTATTACAATTGGTGCAGGTGGTGTAGGAGCTACAGGTGCTGTTACTGGTGCAGATGGAAATTCTTCTTCTTGTTTTGGATTTACTGCAACTGGCGGTGGCGGTGGCGGAGGTCTACAAAAAGTAGGAAGACTTGGTGGATCTGGAGGTGGTGCTGGAGGATCAAATGGTTCGACTGCATATGCTGCTGGCAGTGGTACAGCTGGACAAGGATTTGCTGGAGGACCAAGTAGTACTTTACCAAATTATGCTGGTAGCGGTGGCGGTGGTGGCGGTAATACTGGAACATCATCTGCATCAAACACTGGAGGTTCTGGAGGTATTGGATTTTTATCTTCAATAACTGGTGTAGCAACTTATTATGCTGGTGGTGGTGGTGGTGGTGCTATTAGTACTAGTGCTCCTGGCGGTGCTGGTGGTGGTGCAAATGGTCAAGGTGGTAGTGCAGCAGTACCAGCATCAAGTGGAACAGCAAACACAGGTGGTGGTGGTGCTGGATCAGGACAAAATGGTGGAGCTGCTGGTGGCAGTGGCGGTAGTGGAATAGTAATTTTAAGATATAGAATATCTTAATACCTAAATATTACTACTTGCACTTTTTTCATTAATAGTATCTAATTCATTAACAATCTTATAAGCCCATTGAGTAATTGCATATTCATATTTATTATAATGATGACCGCAAAATAATAATTCCCCCGAAACTCCAGTAGCAAGTACAAAAGCTTGAGCACCACATCTATCACAACGATCTGAAATTTTTAATACTTTTTCTTTTGTTTTGGTCATTTATTAACTCCTATGTTATATATATGTTATAATTGCTATTAAGTCTTACCTTGGAGTATATCATAATATCGTGAATAATTCAATATCTATGTTTGTTGAAAACTGGCAAATGTTCTTATCCCTTACCGCCATCTTAGGCGTTGGATATGCAACAGTAAGAAAATTTGAAAGAATTCTTGGTAAAGATCAAAAGGGTAGAACCATAGCAGATCGCCTTGACCGTGTAGAACATCAAATATTTCCAAATGGCGGATCAAGTATGGCAGACAAGGTAAATTGTCTAGGAGATAATCAAAATGAAATTAAATCAGACGTTAAGCAATTAAGCGGGGAATTAAGAATAATTCACGATGTTTTAGTAGCATATATTGCAGATAAGAAATAAATAGTTTGGTATAATAAGAAAGTAAGAAAATTTAAATAGGAGTGCCCAATATGACCCCAGGGCTCGTAAACTTTGTTTGTCCACAAGGAAGCACGTTTAGAAGGACTTTAACATATACCCTGGATGAAGTTCCAGTAAATCTATCTGGGTATTCCTCAAGACTTCAAGTAAGGCAAGCATATTATTCTGATAATCCATTGGTTTCACTAGTTTCTGGTAGTGGAATTACTTTGGGTGGATCTGCTGGAACAATTGATATATTAATTTCAGCAAGTGCTACATCTGCCTTCCCTACTGGAACACATGTCTATGACCTAGAGATAGTAAGTCCATCTAACATTGTTGATAGATTGATCGAAGGTACATTTAATGTAACTCCAGAGGTAACTAGATAATGCCTGAAGTTAAAATAGAACTTAGTCAAATAAATAATAATGTTTCTGTAAATGAAACAAATGTAGATGTTAATCTAACAGAACAAATAGTAAATGTAGATTTAGGAACTTCTGGTCCTCAAGGTGCAAGAGGAACTGGTATTTTAAATGGTGCTGGAGCACCTTCAGCAGGTCTTGGCGTAAATGGAGATTTTTATTTAAATACCTCAAATATGAATTTATATGGTCCAAAAACAGATTCAGGATGGGGAACTCCAGTAGATTTAGTTGGAAGCCAAGAGCTTGGGTATGTACATATTCAAGAAAATGCTTCTGCAACTTGGAACATAACACACGGATTGGGATTTGTTCCTAATATTACAGTAGTTGATACAGCAGGAACAGTTGTTGAGGGGTCATACAACTATCCAAATTCAAATACTGTAGTTTTAACCTTTATCGGATCATTTTCGGGAAGGGCGTATTTATCGTAATGAAGGGGGTGAAAATATATGTCTAGAAAATTTTTAACAAATATTGATTTAAATAGTAATGAATTGCGTAATGGTGTTATTCATAATTTGGCTACAGATCCAGGTACTGGAATTGCTGGTCAAGTTTACTTTAATACTGTTAGCAACACGTTAAAAGTATATACTGGATCAGCTTGGGAAGCCGTTGGGTCTACTGAATTTATTGGAGATGCAGTAAATGATCTACTTGATAGTGGAACTGGAATTTCATTAAACTATAATGATGCTGGCAATTCTCTTACAATTACAAATACTGGTGTAATTAGTCTTGCTGGTACAGCAAACGAAGTAAATGTTTCAGGATCTGCTGGATCAATTACTATTGGTCTTCCAGACGATGTAACAATAGCAGGAAATCTTGGTGTAAATGGTAATCTAACTGTAAGTGGTACTGTAACAACTTTAAATACAGAAACTTTGCTAATTGAGGATAATCAAATTACTCTTAATAGCAATGTAACTGGAGTACCTGCAGTAAATGCAGGTATTGAAGTTGAGCGTGGAGATTCTACAAATTCTTCTTTAATTTGGAACGAATCCTCAGATAAGTGGTCAGCTGGATTGCTTGGTAGTGAAACTGCTATCTCTCTTGAAGGTCATACACATACAACAGCTAATATAACTGGATTACAGGAGTTTGTTGAAGATACAGTTGGCACAATGCTAACAGATTCTTCAACAATTGATTTCACATATTCAGATAATTCTGCAAGTGTTGGAACATTAACTGCTGGTATTATTACAGCTTCAACAAGTTATTTAACAACTGGTAGCGGTCTTGCTGTTGATATTTCTTCTGTAGAATCAAAGTTAATAACTGATGGATTCCCAAAGAAATATGCAGTTAATAACACATCGCTAACATCAACTAGTGGAGTATGTACCTGGACTGTAACACACAACCTTGCAACCAAGGATGTAACAGTTCAAGTATATGAAGTTGCTGCTGATTATAATCAGGTAGAAGTAGATGTACAACATACATCAACATCTGCTATAACTATTAAAATCAATAGTGCAACAACAATCGCTGCTGACACTTATCGTGTTGTAGTAATTGGGTAAAGTATAATATAATGTGGGGGGCTGGAATAAACCCCAGCCCTTCATTTTTAGAAGGAAAAAATGGCAAAGAAATTTTTAAGTACTTTAAAGATAGTTAATCTACCTTCAGATCCTATAAGTGGATCCGATGGAGAACTATACTTTAATTCTTCAGCATCCGTTGCAAAGATTTACCAAGCAGGAGCTTGGTCAGTCCTTGGTGCAGGTGGTGGTGGCGGTGGTGGAACCACTGTTAGTACAACAGAGCCAGCGTCTCCAGAAACTGGGGATTCTTGGTATAAAAATGATACTGGTGAATTTTATATTTATGATGGAACTTATTGGGTAGAAGTAAATGGTGTAATTTCATTAACTCAAGAACAAGTTCAAGATTATGTTGCTCCTTTATTTACACATAATAATCATGTAAACGCTTCTGTACATTATGATGATGGTTTAAATCAATTGCATATTGATGTAACTAGTGCTCCAACTGCTGGATTTACATCAGTATTAAAACATGATGTTAAATTAAATGGCTCTATTGCAAAAGGTCAGGCAGTATATGTAAGTTCTGCAGCTGGAACAAACATAATTGTTTCAAAAGCGTCAAATGCAACTGAAGCAGCCTCTAGTAAAACTTTAGGTCTTTTAGAAACTGGTGGATCAAATAATGCAGTAGTTAAAGTTGTAACAGAGGGTCTGTTGGCAGGTCTTGATACATCTACAGCAACTGCAGGAGATCCAGTATGGCTTGGAACAGATGGTAATTTAATTTATGGTCTTGTAAACAAACCATTTGCTCCAGCACATTTAGTATTTATTGGTATTGTAACTAGAGTAAATTCAAACAATGGTGAAATTTTTGTAAAAGTACAAAATGGTTTTGAATTAAGAGAAATTCACGATGTTTTATTAGAACTAAATGGCAGTATTGCAGACAATGAAGTCCTTGCATATGATACTGCAAGTGGTCTTTGGAAAAATCAAACTCCAGCAGAATCAGGTCTTGCTACAGCATCAGACCTTTCAAATTATTTAACAATTTCTAGTGCATCTTCTACATATTCTTTAACTTCTCATAATCATACTTTAAATAGTCTTTCAAATGTTAGTATAAATTCATTAGCAAATGGGCAGTCAATAGTTTGGAACTCAGCATCTTCAGCGTGGGTAAATCAATTAGTATCTGGCGGTGGCGGTGCTACAACTACAGTTTCTGAAACTGCTCCAGCAACACCATCTCTTGGAGATACTTGGTATAAGCAATCAACTGGATCATTCTTTATTTATGACGGTAGTTATTGGGTAGAAGTAAATGGAATTGTTGATAGTTTAACTGGAGATCAAGTACAAGATTATGCATCTACATTATTTACACATAATACTCATACAGGTATTACAGCTACTTATGATGATGCAAATAATAAAATTTTATTAAATGTAAATTTAAATCCTTATCTTACACAAGCTTCTGCTTCAACAATTTATCTTACAAAATCCTCTGCTTCTACAATTTATGCAACACAGGTAGACTTAGATAATATTGATGCACTACCATCTCAGTCTGGCAATGCTGGAAAGTATTTAACAACCTCTGGGTCCGTAGCAAGTTGGGGAACTTTAGATCTTTCCTTGTATCTTACACAATCTTCAGCATCTACAACGTATGCAACAACTGAAGCTTTAAATAATATAAATGGAGAATCTGATCAATTTATTTTGCCAGGGCAAATTTTCGGATAAGGTATAATATAATTATGGCAACTTATTCTAAAGTACTTCTATCAGGTTCAACACAAGGAAAAGCAGTTAAAGTTGCTGCTACATCATCCCCTGGCACAACTATTCACGCAACTGGAGTTTCATCAACAATAGAAGATGAAATTTGGTTATATGCATATAATTCTGCATCATCTTCATCAACATTAACAATTCAATTTGGTGGTACTACATCACCAGATAATGATATTAAATTATCTATTCCTGCTACATCTGGTCTAACTTTGATTACTCCTGGTTTAATTTTAACTGGTACTGGTAGTGCTGCAAATACAGTTTATGCATATGCAAGCCTTGCTAATGTAGTTACGATTTCAGGTTATGTAAACAGGATTACCTAGTGGCTAATCCTTTACACCGTACTCTTTCATCAACTCAGGTAAGTAGTTGGTTTGGTCAAGGTACTGGAAATATTGCTAATCCATCTCGTATTGGAACAACTAACATTGAATATCTTGTAATTGCTGGCGGTGGCGGTGGAGGTCTTTATCAAGGCGGTGGCGGTGGTGCAGGAGGATATCGCACAAATGTTGTAGGTCAAATCTCTGGTGGTGGCAATGCGGCTGAATCAGGATTTGCAATGAGTACTTTAACTCCTTATACGGTAACAGTGGGTGCTGGCGGCTCTAATAGTAATGGTAACAATTCTGTTTTTTCATCTATCACATCAATTGGTGGTGGTCGTGGTGGTTCTAACGGTGCAGGTAGTGCTGGTGGTTCTGGTGGTGGTAGCGGTGGTAATGGAAGTGCTCCAAGCCCAGCGGGTGGTGCTGGAACAGGAAGCCAAGGTTTTGCTGGTGGCACAAATGGTTTGACTGAAAATGGTAGTGCTGCTGGCGGTGGTGGCGGTGCAAGTGCTGTTGGTGGTGGCGGTAGTGGTGGTGCATATGGTAGTGGTGGTACTGGAGGTGCTGGAGTTTCTTCAAACATAACTGGCACAAGAATTACCCGTGCTGGCGGTGGCGGTGGTGGCTCATATCAAGGTTTTGGCGGTGGCGGTGGTTCTAGTATTGGTGGTGGCGGTAATGGTAATGGTACTGGCGGTAATGGAACAATAAATACAGGCAGCGGTGGTGGCGGTAATGGTAACAATAACGGAACTCCTTCTTTAGGAGGTTCTGGAATTGTAATCTTAAAATATCCAGATAATCTTACAATAACTATTGGGGCTGGTCTTACTGGTGCAACTCCAGCACCATCAGGTGGTTTTAAAGTAACATCATTTACAGCAGGAACAGGCAATATAAGTTTTGCATAATAGCAAACTTTTAGACATTACAAAATATATCTGATATAATATATTTATGGCACATTATGCATTTTTAGATGAAAACAACATTGTAACTGAAGTTATTGTTGGTATTGATGAAACAGAATTAATTGAAGGATTATCCCCAGAAATCTGGTATGGTAATTTTAGAAATCAAACCTGTATTCGTACCTCCTATAATGGAAATATTAGAAAGAATTATGCTGGTATTGGGTATTCATATGATTTAGATCTTGATGCTTTTATTCCACCAAAAACATTTAATTCCTGGCTATTAGATGAAGAAATTTGTCAATGGCAACCTCCAGTTCCTTATCCAAGCGATGTCCCAGAGGGCTCATTCTATACTTGGAATGAAGATATTTTAAACTGGGAAGAAGTAATTTTTGAAGAACCAGTTGATTCAGATCCTCATCCGCCCGTGGTATAATAATCTTAGGTGATTAACAATGGCATTTCCAGGAACATATAACTTTAACTACTATGCAGGTGATACTTTTGAGTTTTTTGTATACCCTAAAAATTCAACTGGTGGAGTCTTCGATGACCTTACTAGCTATACCCCACTATTTGTAGTTGCAACAGCTAGAGGATCTGCATCTGCATCTGTTATAAGTTCTCTTAATATAAATAGTGCGTCTGCAACTGTTCAAGATGGAGACCACGTTTCCTGTAGGATTCTTCCAGCTGGTGGAAGGCAATTAACAAATCCAACATACTTGTATGATGTTCAAATTCAGAATACCAATATTGCATCATCTTCTTATGGAAAAATATTTACACTTTTAACTGGAACAATAAGTGTTACACAAGACGTGGCGGTAACGTAACGTGGCAATAGACACAATTATATCTAATGATGAATTGGTTGTAGTTGGACCACCTGCTTCAGTATCTGTAAGTGTTGACATTGGTCCACAAGGAGAAAGAGGATCCCAGTTTTATTCTGGCGTTGGTCTACCTACAGCAGCAGCAAATGTAGCAAGTCTTGTAGATGCAAAAGTAAATGATCTTTATATAAATAGACTTCTTGGTGGAAATTATGGGGTAGTATATAAATTAAATGCAACTCCTGGCGGAACTTTATGGCAATCTATATTAAATTTTCAACCAATATCTCATAGCATTCAAAAATTAGTTAACTTTACATCTGGTACTGGATCTATTTCAATACCTTTAGCAGATTTTTATTCTACTGCACCAGAAAATTTAGATCCAGATACAATTCTTATTCAAGCAACAACAGAATTAAATAATCCAGCTTTTGTATCTGTTTCAAATAAAGATATTTTAAATGTTGGATCTCCTGCTGTTAAAACTTTTATTGCAGAATTAAAAGGTGCACAATTTTCTTCTGGATCTACATCTTTAATTTCATCATCTGCAGTTCCCGTAAACTTCTATATAACTGCTGGAGTAGGTGCATAACGTGGCAGAAAAAATTAGTATTACAAAAGGTTTTAGTAATAATACTTTTGATACATACGTTCCACAACTAACAGATAATGCAAATATTCAAGATGCCCTTGAATTATTTTATTATGGAAATTCTACAGTTGGAAATACATATGATGCTGTAAATAGTCTCTATGCAAATATTGTAGATTTTGACACAAGAATTACTGCAAGTGATGATCTTATTACTGCTCACGAGGCTGCAAGCTCTAATGTTCACGGAATTGGTGCAGGAAATTCAGTTGTTGGAACTGGAACAACTCAAACATTAACTAATAAAACTTTAAATTCCCCACTTTTTACTGGTACTTCATCAATACAAGAAATGCAAGAAGCTGTTACAGTTGCTGCAACAGCCACATCTGGAAGTATAAACTATAATATTTTAACAAATCATTCAATTTTATTTCACACATCAAATGCTTCTGCAAATTTTTCAATAAATTTTCGTGGAGATGGATCAACTACTTTAAATAGCATTCTTCCAAAAGATCAATCTATAACAATAGCATTTTTAGTAACAAATGGAGCATCCGCTTTTTATCAAACTGGACTTTTAATTGATGGAACTCCTGTAACTCCAAAGTGGCAAAATGGAGCAGCCCCAACTAGCGGAAATATTAATTCTATTGATATATATTCATATACAATTGTTAAAACAAGTAATTCCCCTGCATATACTGTCTTAGCATCACAAACAAAGTTTGCATAGGAGATTATTAAATGCCACTATTAACAACTAGAGGATCAGCATCTTCAAGAGGCTTTGGATTCCAAGGATTAAATAAAATAAGAGTAGAATATGTTGTAGTTGCTGGCGGTGGTGGCGGTGGTATTTCTAGTGGCGGTTCTCCTGGCGGTGGTGGCGGTGCTGGAGGCTATAGATCAAGTGTTATAGGAGAAGGCTCTGGTAGAGAAGCCTATAATAGCAATCTTTCAGCAGAGTCAGTTATTTCTATAAATCCAGGACTAGTAGTACCACTTACTGTTGGTGCAGGAGGTCCTAACAACACAGTTGGTGTAAATTCTATTTTTTCATCAATAACCTCTGCTGGAGGAGGCAGAGGTGGTGGCTCTCCACAAGTTGGTGGTGCTGGTGGTGCTGGCGGTGGAGCAGGATCTAATACTGGTGCTGCTGGTGGTGCTGGAACTGCTGGTCAGGGATGGGATGGAAATCAAGCTGGTAACGCCTATGGTGGCGGTGGTGGCGGTGCTGGATCTGGTGGTGGCAATGGAACTTTTCCTCAGTATTCTGGAGTTTCTAGTTACACAAAAGGTGGTTTTGGTCGTACAACATTAATAACTGGATCAGCTCGTCCACTTTCTGGTGGCGGTTGTGGCGGTGCTCCCGATGCTCTTGGTGGTGCTGGTGGTGGTGCAAACAACGTATTTGATACAGTAAACCCTCCTGGTGGATATACCCCACCATCTGGAACAAGTGTTTTTTATGGTGGAGGAACTAGTGGATATAACGCTGCAGCACCAACAGTTGGTACTGCAAACACTGGTGGTGGTGGCGGTGGCGGTAGTTCTGCTAGAAACGAAAATGGTGCTGCTGGTGGTTCAGGAATTGTTATGATTAGATATCCTAATTATTGGGGAAATTTGATAATAGGATCTGGAATAAGTTATTTAAACAGTGTTGGTTCAACTATTGCTGGAAATGGAACAGCTGTTAATCCAAGTAGTACACCAGCAGGATATAAGGTTTATACATTTGTAAGTGGAACTGGATCAATAACATTCCCATAAAAACATTGTTTGACAATTTATTAAAAATACTATATAATATTAACAAGTACTATAGACAGGAGAAATAAAATGGTACTCACGTTAACAAAATCACAAAAAGAAATGTTGCAATCTTATGGTCGCTCATTCTTAGGTGCAGCACTTGCACTATATATGGCAGGTAATACAGATATCTATACATATGTCTATGCCCTAGTTGCTGCATTTGCACCAGTTGCTATTAGATTCTTTAATAAGAATGACATTGCATTTGGAAAAATTTCTGGTAAATCAACTTCAGATGAATTTGCTAAAGAAGTTTTAGAATCAGTTAAAAAGATTACAAAGAAGTAATTACCTATGCCAACTCCGACAATTGCTTTTTTAACCTATGACTGGTCATTTGGCGTAAAGCCACTACAGCCAAACGGATGTGGATGGTATAGAGCATACCTTCCAATGAAGCAATTGAAGGAGCATGGCTGGGAAAGTGGAATTGGAATACCAGGATTTAGCGAAGAACATGCTTTTGGTATTTTAATTCCAGATGAAAAAGCAATACACGGATGGGACATAATTGTTCTAAAATTAGTTATGCTTAAAAGATTTGTTGACCATGTTAGAAAAGCAAGAGAACTTGGTCAAAAAATTGTTGTTGATATTGATGATCATATGGAAGGTCTTGAAGAAACAAATCTTGCTTATAAAACAACTCATCCAGATTCAAATCCAGATAATAATAGAGATCACTATGTTGCAATTATTGAACAAGCAGATGCTTTAATAACTTCTACCCCATTTTTAAAAGATTACTATCAAAAAAAGTATCCAGACAAGCCAATATTTTTAATAAGAAATGGTATTGACCTTGAAAGATGGGGAATAAAAAGAAAAGACCATGCTGGTCGTCTTCCAACGTTTGGTTGGGTTGGTGCTACTCCCTGGAGATCTGGAGACCTAGAAACATTAAAACCATTTTTTGGAGAGTATTTAAAAAAGAAACATTTAAAGTTTCACCACGCAGGAAATGTTATTAATGCTCCATCAGCATCAGATCAAATTGGAATTGATAAAAAACTTTGCTCGTTTGAACCAATGAAAACAATGTTAAATGTTCCAGAATTATATAGAAGAATGGATGTTGGAATTGTTCCATTAAGAAATGTTGAATTTAATCACGCTAAGTCATATTTAAAAGGTTTAGAAAATGCAGCAGCAGGAATTCCTTTTATTGCATCTGGAGGACTTCCAGAGTATCAACTGTTTGCAGATTCTGGAGTTGGAAGAATTGCAAATACTCCTGATGAATGGATTGGTCATATGGAAGAATTATTAGATCCAAAAGTTAGACTTGAAGAAAGAACTAAAAACTTTGAAATTATATCTGAGCAATTCTCTATGAAGCAAAGAGGATATGACTGGGATGAAGTTTGTAAAAAAATTCTTACGCTATAATATATGTATGGCTAAAATATATATAAAAAGCGATGAATATTCAGAACCAGTTAAAACTTTTTTAAAGAAATATATTAGACAAGAAACTCCCCACAACTTAGCAGTTCACGAACAAAATGCTGACATATGCATTAGTCTTTTTATACCAGAATATCCAGCAGAAGAACTATTCAATGCTTATTTGTATAATAATGATCAAAATATGCAAGAGCTTGGAGATAAAATTTACTATCAATGTTCAAAGGCTGAAATTAAAACTATGCCACTTGTAAAAAGATCTATGCCAAGAGAAGAATATGATATGAATTTTAAGTGCCCTACACTTGGTATTAATTTAACAAATGATTCAAAAGAAATAGATGAAGAAGTTTATGCATTAGCAATTGGTCAAGGAATTGTTTCTTACTTTGCCCCTGGAACTGTCTTTAATACATTTTCAGTAAGAGACAAAATTAAAAAACCAGGCGATAAGAATTTTGTTAATAGAAGATATATTCAAGAGTCAACAGGAAACTCTAAAATTTTATTTAAGAAGTAGCTAAAGAAATATAACCTTTAATTCTTTCTATCAAATTAATTCCTGGATAAAAAGATGATCTACATCCAAGACAATAAAAGAAAACTTTATCACTACTGTCAACTCTAGAAATAATTGTATCTTCTTTATTAAATTGACATTCTATTTTTAATGCTTTATTATTTTTTACAAGATCGTTATAGTAAGTTACTTCTTGAATTGTTAACTCCATTTGCTTCTCCTTGAATATTAGTGTACAATGTAACTATTCCCATTTTACCAGAAGGACGTGTTACATAATGTCATTTATTGACTCCAACGGATCTATAACAGATCCATACCGCAACTTTATCCATATTTCAAGATATGCTAGATGGGTTGAAAGCGAAAATCGCAGAGAAACGTGGGAGGAAACAGTTGACAGATATTGTAACTTTATGCGAGATCATCTTGTGCTTAATCACGGCTATAGTCCAAATGCAAAAGTCTTTAATGAAGTTAGAGAAGCAATCTTGCATCATCACATAATGCCATCTATGAGGGCACTGATGACTGCTGGACCAGCTTTAGAAAGAGACCACATTGCAGCCTACAATTGCTCATTCATTGCTGTAGACAATCCTAGAGCCTTTGATGAGGCTATGTATATCCTTATGAACGGTACTGGAGTTGGTTTTAGCGTTGAACAAAAATACATAAGTCAGTTGCCAGTTATTGCAGAGTCATTCTTTCAAACAAACACAACCATAGTTGTTGATGATTCAAAGCTTGGTTGGGCAAAGGCTTACAAAGAGTTAATTGCACTTCTTTGCCAAGGTCAAATTCCAAACTGGGATGTTTCAAAGGTTCGTCCTGCTGGAGCAAGACTTAAAGTATTTGGTGGCAGAGCATCTGGTCCAGATCCGTTAGTAGATCTTTTTAATTTTACAATTGAAACATTTAAATCTGCATCAGGAAGAAGATTGAAGTCAATTGAGGCACACGACCTAATGTGTAAAATTGGAGAAGTTGTTGTTGTTGGAGGAGTTCGTAGAAGTGCTTTAATTTCACTTTCCAACCTAGATGATTTTGAAATGGCAAAAGCTAAGAGTGGTCAATGGTGGGAAAGTAATGGTCAAAGAGCGTTAGCAAATAACTCTGCTGTATATAATTCAAAGCCAAATACCGCACAGTTCCTTCGTGAGTGGAGAAACCTGTACGAATCAAAGTCTGGCGAACGTGGAATTTATAACATTGACTCTGTTCGTAAGCACATTGACAAGTTTGGTCGTAGAGATTCAAGCCTTGTTGGAGGAACCAATCCTTGTGGAGAAATTCTTCTTCGTCCAAATGAATTTTGTAATTTAACTGAAGTTGTTATTGATGCAAGTGATACCAAAGAGACCTTGCTTGAAAAAGTAAGACTGGCTACAATTCTTGGAACTTGGCAATCAACTTTAACGAACTTTAAATATATTAGAAAAACTTGGAAAGATAATTGTGAAGAAGAAAGACTTCTTGGCGTATCTTTAACAGGTATTTATGGAAATAAAATTACTGCTACAAATGGTAAAGCACTTGAGTTACTCCTTGATGAAATGAGACATCTATCTGTTTCAGTAAATGATAAAGAGGCTAAATCTTTAAATATTAATCCATCAGTATCAATTACTTGTGTAAAGCCTTCAGGGACAGTTTCACAGCTTACAGGAGTATCCTCTGGAATTCACCCGTGGTATTCAGAATACTACATTAGAAGTGTCAGAGCAGATAATAAAGATCCATTGACACAATTCTTAAAAGACTCTGGTATTCCATTTGAACCAGATGTTATGAAGCCAGAATTAACAACTGTATTTTATTTTCCAATTAAGGCTCCAAAGAATGCAGTCCTTACTAAAGATTTAACTGCAATTGATCATCTTGAAATGTGGAAAACATATAGAACTCATTGGACAGAGCATAATCCAAGTGTTACTATTAATGTTGAAGAAAATGAATGGATGCGTGTTGGTGCTTGGGTATTCGATAACTTTGATTCAATTGGTGGAGTATCATTCCTTCCATCAACAGAGCACTCTTATAAGCAAGCTCCATACCAAGAAATTTCTAAAGAAGAATACGAGTCATATTTAGACAAGATGCCAGATTCAATTAAATGGGAAATGCTTTCTTTATACGAAACAACCGATGGCACAACTGGTAGTCAAGAATTAAGTTGCGTAGCTGGATCTTGTGAAATTGTAGACATTACAAGGTAAGGTCTATGATAAAATAGGATAGAGGTAATCTATGTCCTACACAAGTTCAAGTCTTTATGCTTCTAGAGTCTATGCAGAGCATCCAGTGGCTTTGTGGGCTATGGATGAGCCAAATTATTTTGTTTCTTTAATTTCTCAAGCAGAAAAAGAAATAACAGAATATAATTGGGATTTTGATAATGCTATTAACTCAGCTTCTGCATTTACATTGTCTGGATACCCTTTTGATGATTTAGATGTAAACAAGATATATCTTGCTACAGCCTCAGCAGCAACGGTAGAGTTCAAGTTATCTTTATCATCTTCTGTATCTTATTCAGAGTTTGACCCAAATAAAGGTAGTGTTTGTGTATCTACTTATATGTACATTCCTGAGCAAACTTCTATTTTATATGCAGACATAGGATTTGTTATAGATGGACAAGAATTATTTACAAGGTATTCATTTTTAAAAACAAACATCTGGGAAAAAATATCTCATACTGAAAGTACAGATGGAGTAAGCTTTATTCCTTTTATAAGAGTTGTATTTGATCCAGTCGTTGATGCACTTGAGGCAGAGTCTTCTATTTATTTCAATGGAGTATCTCTTGGACAGTGGTCTGAGCAATATAATTCAATAAGCACTGGAATTTCTAGTGCATCTATTGCTGTGTTGCCAAACAATATTAGCTCCCTAATAGACTATCCTGGAGAAATGAAAAGTACTACTATAGATCCATATGGCTTTAATGATGACTCAGATCATGGGCATATTTTATCTGTAAATAATTCTATTTTTGCAAAGCTATCAGGCATCCCTATGGTGTATGGCTCTTCTGGAAATATTAAATTAAATAGAGATAATATTCTTGTAAGTCAATTACCACTAGTTGATGGATCTTCTTTAGAAGAGTTGTTATTCGATGGAGGCTCTGCTTCATCATCTTATACAACATTCCTTGACGGAAGAAATGCTTCTATATACGATGATTCTGAACAATATTATAAAATCCCATCGTTAGTGTTTCCTGGAAAAGGATTTTTAAATCAGTATGGGGCTAACAAAACACTCACAGCAGAATTTTGGCTAAGAATTAATCCTGAAGCACTTACAAGAAGAAGAATATTTGGTCCACTTGCATCAGAAGATGGAATATATGTTGATAGAGATTTTATAACTGTAAATGTTGGAAGCTATTCTAAGTCTTATTTTATTGGAAAATGGTATAGACCAATGTTAGTTCATTTCTGTCAAAGCCAAAATGAAATATTCTTAATGATTAATGGAGAAAAGGTAATATCAATTACGATTGAGTCTTTAGATATTTCAACCTTCCCATTAGAAAGTGAAGATTATTTAGGATTTTATACAGATGAGTTTATATATCTTTTTGAAATAGATTCATTTTCAATATTCCCATACGCTGTTGCAGAGCAAGTTGCAAAGAAAAGATATGTATTTGGACAGGGTGTTCAAGAACAAGAAAATATTGTTGCATCAAAAAATGGAACACTGTCATATGTAGATTTTCCATTTTCTGGATATAGCTCTACAATAAGATATCCAGATAGAAGTAAATGGAATGATGGATTTTATAATAACCTTGTAGCTGACGATAAAGGTATTACTTTGCCAGAATATCAATTGCCAGAAATTATATTTAATAATAATTCAGCATCAACAAGTTCTCAAAAATCTTTAGTTACTTCAGGTTTTTATGAAGAAAATTATGCAATACAAAATGAAGATTACCCATACATCTCAATGGATCCAAATAATTTATATGCAACGAGTAACTCTTATGGAACAATCTATTTTTCAAAATTAAATCAAACAAGTTCTCAAACAAGATCTATACACTCAATACTTAAGTCTTCAAGCAATGTCTCAACAAGGCAATCTTTAATGTATATTTCAAATAATTTTGATGGCAACATTTTTGAAGTAGCAATAAACTCTGGAAGTATTCAGTATATTTATAATGAAACTATTTTAAATTCAGCACCTATTGGTGCAAGCTCATACTTTGCAGTAGGTATTGATTTTGATAAAATTGAGCAAACCTATTACTCAACTATTGGATCTTTTTTCTCAAGACCAGAATCTCTTTCTTTAAACTTTGCAGGAAATCAAGAAGAAACATTCCTTGGAAAAATATTTTCTTTAACACTTAACAATGATTTCTTTACAGATAAAGATGGGTCTCAAATATTTAATTCATCTGGAATAGCAATTAAAGACTTTAATGTAGACCTCTATGACTACATTGGATCTTATACCTTGCTACCAAAAACAACAAACACTTCAATAATTTTAGATGTAGGAGTTTCAGGGTATTGGGAAAATTCAATACCTCTTTCTTATTTTGGAAAGTACATAACTCAGGCTGACGGTAAATTAAAATATGACTTAGATTTGTTACAATTTAATATTGATACACCAAGTTCAATATTTTCAAAGTATAATCAAAATTCTTCAAATTATCAAGATTCTTTGTCAACAAAAGTTTATATAACATTACAAAATATTGTTGAAATTGGTCAGGTAGTATATACTCAGTTTACAAATGTAGAAAATATTGGAATGAATAAAATATTAGATTTAGGAGAAATTACTTCTTCAGAAAATACAAAGTATAAGATTAATGATGGAACTATTATTTATCCACCAAAAGACGTATCTGGTTTTACAAACTACTACATAACTGTTCATATTGAAGTTTCTTCTAAGGGAGTAAAAACAGAAAATGTAAAGATTAAAAATATGGGATTTGCTTCACTGTCTTTTGATGAAGGACAATTCTATTCAATCAATACTCCTAGTGGAGGAAAATTCTATCCAATAGTTAAAAATGAAGATCAGTATGTCTATAAAAGAAATACCCCAATAGTTATTAATACTGAGTCATCCCCATATTTATACTTAGCTGGAGATTCTGGAATAGAAGTTTTGCCAGATGTAGATGAAAATTTATTAAAAGGAATTGCTATTCCAATAAATGATTCACTAAAAATTGATCAAGAAGTTGTTGGACTACAAATGTTTTTAATGTATAACGAATCTAATGTATTTACTGAAAGAAGGAAGATTGGTAAAATATTTAGTTCTGATGAGTCATTTGACATTGTTTTAAATCCTGAAGATGATGGTAAAAGAGCCTTCTTTAATATTTTTCATTCTGATACTGGTGCAGAGCTTAGCAATACTAGATTCTTTTTAAATGGAAATTTAGTTAATAAAATATTGATTGAGCCATTGGCTTGGAACTACATTGCTATATCTTTTGAAAAAGAACCTGCAGAAGATCACTATCCAATATATTTAGATTCATCTATTGGAGAAATAGAAATATATTCTGGAGTAAAAGTAGATAATGTTGCAAGCTTTGTAGAACTAGATTCTATTAAACAAAACTTGTCTACTTATGATGATTGGTCAGGAATTTCAGACAATCTTGATAATGAAACTAATGCTGTTATAAATGAAAGCTGGCAGTATTGGTCTGCATCCTCTTCCTGGGCTACAATTTTAAATGAACAATCACAAGAAGTATCCCTACTTTCTTTAAATGCAAAAGAAATTTTTAACACCTATGCTGGTCTGTCCTCTGGAATTGTTGATGATAATAGTGTAGTTAATGTTAGCCACGACTCTGTTGTGGTAATAAATGACGTAACCTGGGACGTATTTTTGGTTTAAATGATATTTTATGGTACAATGATGTCATGGATTATATAGAAGGATTACAAAAACTGCCAAACAAGCCAAAAGTAAGGGTCGTAGAAGACAGTGCTGAATATGGAATATATGTTTGGAAAACAGAAACAGGAAAAATATTTGGAGATGGCAATGGAAGTTTTATGAATATTCCAGCCCGAAAATATGATATAGCTGCTATTAACAGAATTACTCAGGCTGCAGCACACTACGGTGCTGGTCCAGGAGAAGCAAGGTTTATGGCAGGGGTAACAAGAATTACAGATGAAGAGCATTCTGTTCAAATTGATAGAATGAAACAAGGCTACATACCAAGTGAGTTTGACGCTGGTGCTTTTGCTGATGCTGCAAAGGGGCTAAAAACACATGGAAATGACTAATGAAGTTATTGCTAGAATTGATAATCTAGATAGAAATAAGCCAACTGCAAATAAAACAGATGACTTTATGACCGAAGCCGATCTTGTAAAAGTTTTTGATGGCATAGATGCAAACTTTAAACGTAGAATCACAAGAATGAATAAAGCCTATACTGGTCAAGACGGTGCAAAATCTAAGCAGTTATTTCCAGAACAAGATATAACCACAGCCTACGGTCTTTTTGATGTTGTTTTACCACCTTACAATCTTGATGAACTAGCATTCTTTTTTGACAATTCATTTGCAAACCACGCTGCAATTAATGCAAAGGTTGCAAACACAGTTGGTCTTGGATACGGTTTTATAATGTCTGATATTGTTAAAGCAAGAATAGAAGAAATTGACGATACAAACCAAAGAGTTAGAGCACAAAGAAAAGTTGAAAGAGCAAAGTCTGACCTTGCAAATTGGCTTGAAGAATTGAATGATGAAGATACTTTTACCCACGTCCTTGAAAAAGCAATGACAGACTATGAAGCAACTGGAAATGGATATATTGAAATTGGAAGAAAGAATACTGGAGAGATTGGCTACATTGGTCATATCCCTGCAACAACTGTTCGTGTAAGACGTATGCGTGATGGCTATGTTCAGATTGTAAATCAAAGAGTTGTTTTCTTTAAAAACTTTCAAGATAAAAAAACAGTAAATCCAGTTACAACAGATCAAAGACCAAACGAACTTATCCACATTAAAAAATATAGTCCAAAGAATACCTACTACGGAGTTCCAGATGTTGTATCTGCTGCAACTTCAGTAGTTGGAGATCACCTTGCTGCAAGATACAATATTGATTATTTTGAAAACAAAGCAGTCCCAAGATACATTGTTACACTTAAAGGTGCAAAGCTAAGTTCAGAAGCAGAAGATAAGTTATTTAGATTCCTGCAGTCTGGTCTTCGTGGACAGAATCATAGAACTCTTTATATCCCACTTCCTGGAGACGGTCCAGATAACAAGGTAGAGTTTAAAATGGAACCAGTTGAAAATGGAATTCAAGAAGGTTCATTTGATAAATATAGAACTTCAAATGTTCACGACATCCTTATGGCACATCAAGTTCCAATTTCTAAAGTTGGTTCAGATCCTGGTAGTTCAATTGCATCAGCACTTGTATCTGATAGAACATTTAAAGAGCAGGTAGCAAGACCAGCTCAAAAGAATTTAGAAAAAACAATCAATAAACTTATTAAAGAAAAGACAGACATTCTTTTATTAAAGTTTAATGAATTAACTTTGACTGATGAAAATACTCAAAGTCAAATTGATGAAAGATATCTAAGAGCACAAGTTGTTGTTCCAAATGATATCAGACCTAGACTTGGACTTCCAGTAGTTCCATCAGGAGATACTCCAGTAGTTATGACCCCTCAACAACGTGCAGAGCAAAATGCTCAGATGGCTGGTACAAGACAAAGAGATCAGCAAAGAACTGATGAGGCTTCAGATTCATCTGCAACCACAACAGGAAGAAATCCTGGTGGCGAAGGAAGATCTGTAGTATAATATAACAATATTATAAATATATAAAAAATACATATATAATAGGAAGTAACATGACTAATTTAAGCAAGGCTTATTGGACTTCAGATAACGATGATATAAAGTTATCTATGCCAATTGCTAAAGTGGATGTAGAGCGTAGAATCGTTTCTGGTTTTGCTACGCTTGATAACCTTGACAAACAAGCAGATATTGTTCCCACTGATGTTAGTATAAAAGCCTTTGAAATGTTTCGTGGTAATTTAAGAGAAATGCATCAATCTATTGCAGTAGGCAAGGTTGTTAATTTTAGACAAGAAAAGTTTTTTGATAAGTCTACGGATAGACTTTACAATGGTGTTTATGTAGATGCTTATATTTCTAAAGGTGCTCAAGATACTTGGGAAAAAGTACTTGATGGAACTCTTTCAGGTTTTTCAATTGGCGGAATAATTAAAGATTCAGAAAATGCCTATGATGAAAATGTTGCTAAGACAATTAGAGTTGTTAAAGATTATGAACTTAATGAATTATCTTTGGTAGATAATCCAGCAAATCAATTTGCAAATGTCGTGTCAATTCAGAAAATTAACAAGGACGCACAAATAGATGGTATAATTGCAAAAGCAGATCTTGAAAATGTCTACTGGTGTGAGAATGA